GAATTACGAAGAAAGATTCCGAAATCACAGGACCTTCATAGATCGCGACGTTTGCAAAGGAATATACGTAAGTGTTAGTCGCAGCGATGTATTGAGAAGGAATCGACGATAATGATTTATCGGTCGTGAACGTGAAGACGTCGTCGTCTACTCGGGCAGAGAAAGATGTTCCGGCTGGAATAGTCACAACAGTCGGAGCAGCATTCGCGACATTCACGACGATGTTCAGAAGAGCTTCAGCAGAACGCCAAGATCTTGGAATGTAGTTCAGTTCTTTAGCCTTCGAGACTACTGAATCTCGAATCTGCGCAGTATCTAGAAAGGCTTCACTGGCGACCATGTGAAGCAGGAATGCGTTGAGTGAGCTGTTCTTAGAAAGCAGATCGAGCAGAACATTGATGTTAGATCCAGTATAGTCGTAGTCTTTGAAAATCGCCTGCGTCTTCAACCACGCAATGAACGACGTCTTTAGAGTATCCGCATCTAGAGATGTAAGATTGATTGGAAACGTATGGCTCAAATTATCTTACCCGATTCAAGAGAACTGTCAGCACTGATTGCTCGTTAGTATTTATGATTGAAAAAGAAATGGTTACGAAAACTTCGTGAGATTCTGGAGAGACAGCGACATCTATGGAAATGATGTTCACGCGCGGCTCATGATTCAGAATCGCGGCTCTAATCGCATCTCGAAGAACAATCTGAGTCTGTTTCGTCGCAAGCTCGAAAAGCTGATCTGACAGATTCGTTCCTACGGTAGGATCATTTCTTTCGTAGAAATTCGTAAGGATGATGTTGCGCAAAGACCTCGACACAGCATTTTCATTTGTCAGAAGTGCTAAGTCCTTTCGGATAGGATGAAAATCAAAATTGGTCGGAAAGTCGACATATCGAATTTCTTTCGTCTTTGGAGTGATTTCCATTCAATTCCTCTATGCTTACGTGATATTTAGATCTAAATATAAAAGTAATCCGGTAAGAAAAAGAGAGAAATAATGCCAGCTGGTCTAGTAACTATCCCGTTCAAAGACGGATCTTCTGCCGATAGAACGGGGCAATTTCTATCTGGTAACGCTTCAGCGAACGGAACGCTTTCGCCTGTTCATGGTGTTCTTGCCTCGAACGGTGAAATCATCGATGTGAACCTCCAATCTACCCAATTAGCTGTTGCAAACACGTTAACTTCTATTGAGATTGCAGCGCAATCTTCCGATGGAACTCTTTCAACTATCAGTACTAGGTCTCAATCCCAAGTCGATTCTTTACAAAATCTAGAACTGAGAATCGGAAATATTAATGAAACGGCTGCAGTTTCAGATTCGGCCAACTCCGGTCTAAATGGTCTATTGAAAAGATCGCTACAACAATTCACGACTTTTCTCACACTTCTTCCAGCTTCGTTGGGAACAAAAGCGGCGAACGCGTCTTTAGCTGTAGCCCTTTCTTCGGAAGATTCGGCAAAACTTTCCGCAATTCAAGCCGCCGCCGAAAATACATCATCTTCAGCTATCAGAGGCGGAGTCGCCGTTGATGCTGCAGCATCAGAAGCTCCGGTCTATGTCGCCGGTCGAGCATCAAACAATACCCCAACAGCAGTTTCAGCGGACGGTGATGTCGTTGGCGCCTGGTATGATCGATCCGGGCGACAAATCGTAAGTCTCATGGCGCCAAGATCACAGCGTCTTAGCAATGTCGTGACCATTACATCTAACACTGCGAACCAAACTTTGATTCCAGGAGCGAACGGTATTATTCACGATATCACTGCTCTTGTATTCACAAATACGGACGCTTCGGTAGATACCGAAGTTCAAATTCTGGATGCAGACGGAACCACTGTTAGATTCACAATGATGGTTCCATATCGCGATTCTAGAGGTATTGTGTTTACGGGGGCAGGTTTGAAAGGTGCGTCTGCAAACAGCAATACTTTAGTAAAAACGATCACGGCAGTGAACGCTATGAAAGTAAACATATTCTATAATCAGGATTCTTGATTTAGATGAAATTACCAATTTTTAGTATCGCTGGGTCTACTACGACGGGATTTTCTAATACAGCAACAAGATATGGCCAAATATCTGGAGGGATTGGTGGTGCTGTTGGCACCACTATCTTTAGATGCTACCTTCCTTGGGCTGGAAATGTACATTCTTTACATGTTCGAGCTTTAGACGCACAAAATATTACTAATGGTGGGACATATACCATAGATGTAATGGTTGATGGCGTCAGTAATAACGATCCTATCACGGGAAATCCGTTGGCAGTAGTGTTGAGCAATACTAATTTTTATCAAATAGATAATACCGACGTTTTACAACTGGCGGCCAATTCGTATCTCACTTTGAGAGTTGTCCCATCAGGCAGTCCGGACGCGGTCGGCCCAGTCGCCCCTCAAATTTCATTTGTTTACGAATATCCTAGTAGTGTGAATTCCGTATTTTTTTCAATGTATAATTCTGCTTCTACTAACGCTTTTATTGGCATTGGCCAATCTTCTACGATGGGTAACGAAGTCGAGTGGGGTAGTGTTATGCCAGTCGATGGCAAATTTTTAGGGATGATATTTGATAGAGCCACCGCCCCAGTTGGTAGTAATACGTGTGAAGTCGTTTTAAGATTAAATGGTTCCAATACTATAGTGAACACTTCGGTTACAAGCGGCGCCAGGTATTCTTCTATGTTAGCGAATGTGGATGTGGTTGCAGGGGATATAGTATCACTTGGTGTTTACCAAACTCCGGGTATCGCCGCATCAATAGGCACTATTTCTTTGTTGTTCGAAAGTAGCAGTAATAACACTGTAATAGTCCCATCGAGGTGGGGCTCGTTGTCAACATCCGCGACTCGTTTCGGAGCATTTGGTGGGAACCAAGGAACAACAAACAGCGCATTTGAATTTTCAACGACTATCGCTCCGATGAACTTCACTGTTACAAAAGTTCAAGCCTTGTTGAACGGCGCTCCAGGCGCGACAAGAGGGAGAAATTTCACCCTCATGGCCAATAACAATAGTACATCAATGACTGTCGCGGTTGAAAATACGAATACATCAAGTTCTAATTCTGGGTCGTTGGCTATCACAGCTAATACTCTACTTACGACAAATACTACCCCGAATAACACGCCGACGGCGGCTAATGGGACATATCTAACATATCTCATAAATGTTTCTGGGAACAACATGAATACTCGTAGAAGATCTCAAGGTATATCGATGACTGGAGTTGGGTAATGAGCGCGTTACGTTCTAGAATTTCAAGAAGAGGTATAGCGACCCCAAGTATTCCACCACCAACACAAGTTACACCACCAATAATAACTAGCGCAAATACCGGAAATTATATAGCTGGTGTACAACTTTCGTTATCTAACGGAACTTATACAAACGCTGTGACAGTAAACAGTAAACATTTCTACTATGCGAATGGTCACGCTATTTCTGGCGCGAGTGGTGATACATGGACACCATCTAATAGCCATATCAATCAGAGCGTATTCGGTAGGGTGACCGTATCTGCAGCAGGCGTCACAGTATCATTCGATTCTAATACGGTTGGACCAATCCAGGCAGCAGCTGAACCTGGAGTAAACGATCCAACACTGAGTAATCCTCGTGTTTCTGCTAGAGGAGACATGATTGTATTTGATATTTCCGCGAACACTGCATCGGTTTGGTCTAGCAAAAAACTCAGCGTGAACACCGCAAAGGTATCAGTTTCTTGTGTCGTCCCGTCTACAAATTCTACAACTCTTGCTGATATGGCTAGAACTATCACTAGAAGATCAGGCTTACGCGCAGAATTTTCGGCGGCTGGGAATACTTTATCCGTTTGGTTAGCCCAGCCAATTCCACAAAATGCAAACTCCATCAATGTTGTATTCGATTCCGGTGCAGTTAATGGTAATAGTGTTTCTATGGGATATTTTGCTAATAATAACATCCCTAACAACTCTCAATTTATATCTTATAAACCAAAGGGTAGATTATTAGGCTATGTTTGTGGTAGAAACGATCTAAGATATCCATATGTTCCTATAAATCAACCGTTCTATATCGAAGCTTGGGGATTCAAAGCTGATGGTATCGCCGCCGTAAAATTTGATCTTACAGTTGGGGCGAACACGACTACTTGGATTACGAATACCGAACAACGTTCTACGTATCAAGATTATGTTATAATTTCTAATACTCATTGGACAAATAATAGTAATGGTGGTATTGGTGTTTATAAAACACCAGAATTATACCCAAATAATTTTCCAGAAGGTATTGGTACTGTGACGGCGACATTTTATCCTATAAATGGTGGTAACACTAATCCTAGATCAGACACTTGGGATATCGTCATAGATCGCGGTTCTTACGTAGAAAGAGTTAGATACGTCGATTCCGTTAGCGGAAATGATGCCAATGACGGATTAACTGCAAATACAGCCTACGCGAATTTAGCGACAGCGTGCTTGCGCGCGGGCGCTGTTGTCAACGGAGCCAACAGTTTTAGCGTTCCAATTGTTAAACTTGTTGGGGGAAATACTACACACCCTAGAGCTTATGATTTTTATAATGGTTCTGGAACTGGAAACTCTATACCATCAGCAACCGACTGCTGGTTGACCGTACAACCAGCTGAAGGCCATAATACAGAAACGGTTTGGGTTTCAAATTATTATGGGGGTGTGACTGGTTATTCTCCGCGTATTCGAAGATTACGCCTCAAGAATCTTGGGATAGATATAGCAGACGCGCCCGCTGCAGTTAATACGTCTATTTCAAGTAAAAGTTTATTAGGAATAAATGGTAGTGTATACCCTGAAGGTAATAGAGGTGCTATCGCGTTAGATACTTGCCGACAATTCCACCATAGAGGAAAATTATATCAAGCCACCGAAGGTAACTCTGGTAAGTTGATTAGCTATGGTAGTGGGCGTGGGTATTATATGAATCATACCCACGCAAATTCTGGCCAGCGAGGATATTCTTCTCCTATATGGCACAGCGATACTATTCGAAATAGTTATTTCTGGGAAGTAGTCAACGATGGGCTTAAAGAACCTGCCGTATTCGTCGCTTCAAAGGTTGGTCAGAATATGAACGCGATCGAAATATTCCCAGTAATAGATATCGCTAATGCCCAACCAACAGTACCATTCTCTATTAGAGGTCTAGTTAGCCAAGCTACTGGGAATGTTGTCGATATTATTGTAAAATCTACCCACGCCAATGGTGTTTCTAAATCTGCCAATTTTATATTGGAGTCCGGCCAAAACGCGTTCGATTTTAAGCGCGATGATGTGCAAATTCACGAGTTTATCATAACGTCTGGCGTCGTTGGAACTTTTCAAGTTGGCGAAAATTTGAGAAACGCTAGTTCTACACAGGTTGGTGTGATTAGAGAAATAGGAACAAATGTTCTTCGAGTTTCTATGACTACTGGTTCGGCTTTTACCGCTGGTATTACAGTAACTGGCGTAACTTCTGGTGCGACGGCTACTATTGTTTCTAGACAAACTCAGGGCAACATTATTTCTGAAGGTAATACTTTTTACTGCACTGCATCCAATTATCATCCCGACGGTTTACAGATACAGACATTTACGCCACAATTAATCATAGCGAATACTATTTCTGGAACCGCTGAAGTTGGAGACAGAATCATAGTCACAACAAGCCCTTCGGTTGATTGTGCTATTAGGGAAATTATTAATAGTACAGCAATGATCGTCGGCGGAGGTGGCTGGCCTAATACTAGCGTTTCATCTGTGACTGGGACATTCCAACTCGGTGAAACAGTAAGAAATTCAACAAATACTGCACAAGCGACTTTGAAATTCGCCAATGCTACAAATATGGTTTTCGCGTTTACTTTAGGCACTTCTTTTTCTTCGGGAAATACTTTAACAGGAACTACTTCCGGCGCAACATGCCTCGCTGGATCAAGCAGTTCTTCCGCTGGTACTGATCAATTTGGAAGTCATATTGGAAAAAATATAAAAACCGACATTGGGGCATGGACTGGTGTGCTTGAATCTCACCAGTGGGCCAATAACGATTTCAATAGTATTTTCTATTGTTCTCTTTTTGAAAATTGCGATGGGCAAGTACTGTTCGGTGAGAATGGGCAAGAAGGTATTGTATTTTGTAATATTCTAGGCGTAAGATTCGATGCAGAAGCTGTCATCAATTCTGGCGTTAGCATGCCAGGTTTAGACATGGCATACGTGAGTCTTGTTAATCAGTCTTTCGTTTTTGGGCAAAGACAATATTCTTATGAAAATGTAGAAAGTTCATTTAAGTATTGTTTCGCTAAATCTATGGGCTCGTTCATTTCCGCACCGGGCGCGGGCGCTAGTGACGATGGTGGTGTTCCAGGGTTCGATTTATATAAGAATCATGTTGCGAATACTTCCACGTATTCTAGTGTTTCGGATGGAATGACATTAGGGGAAGCTAATTGGGTAAATGGCGTAACCACACTTGAAAGTTACGACGTTTCTAAAATGGATTACCGACCATCAAATACTTCTCCATTGAGCACTGTGCCCGCTGGAGAACAACTTACAAAATATGATATATATGGACGCGAACGAAGAAACGACGGAACTGGATGGATTGGTGCGGAAGAGGGCGAAGCGGCCTAAAGAGCTCGCCCTCTTCCCGATCCTTAGAAACTGAAATCGTGATACTTTTCGCGCTGACCGATCCGGATCCGCGTGGATCCTTGACTCTTGAGCCACTTCCGCTGACCGCGCCCGGTCTTATTGTTCTTGATCACGCCGACGAACGGTGCATTTGAATTATTCAGATCACGACGCCAGGTTTGACGACCACGATCCGGGCGCGAGGTATATTCGTAATCCTGACACTCGCTCATGCCGTTATTGTCGACGCGCTGGTAGTCGTCGCCTGAAACTTCGATATACAGGAACTTATCGTCCGAGAAAATCGCGTGAATAGTGCCTGGATGGCGGTCGGTCCAACCCAGGAAGGTCACGCCCATACCGACTTCCGGCTCGGGCTGACCACGAGTTCCGGACTGAGCCCAATTCACGAAAGATCCGGTTTGCTTACCAAGTTCATAAGACATTTTTGAAAACCTCCTGAGCAGCTAATTCCTATGATTTCAATATACCTCATTTCCAAACTAAGTAAAGTGCTATTTTCATAATAATTGTGTGTTCATGACGAAACTTTTAGAATCTCAATCAATCGCCGACGCTTTAGGCGTCGAACCAATTCAACAGCCAGTAGTCGAAAGACCTGTTCAGCAGGTTCAAGAAATTGTGGTTCCACACGATGATATGACCGATTCTATCGAAGAAGATTTCAAGCTGGCTCGAGAATCTATTCGAGATGCGATCAAGACTGGAACAAGGGCTCTAGAAGATCTAGTGGCTGTCGCGAATGCTTCAGAGCATCCTAGAGCGTATGAAGTTCTTTCTTCGACAATATCGACGATCACGAATTCGGCTGAAAAGCTTCTAGAGATCAATAAGAAGAAACGAGAGCTGTCACCGATCTCGAACGACGCTTCTGGTCCTCAAACTATCAATAACACTCTTGTCATGACGAGTGCCGAAATGTTGGAATTTCTAAAGACCAAACTCGCTGATGAATCATGACAGTAATTTCCTACAATGGTAACAGGAATCTAAAGCCATACGGAATTCAGGTAGAGTTCACGCCTGAACAATTCGTAGAATACGCCAAGTGCGCCAAAGATCCAATCTATTTCATCAACAACTATGTCAAGATCGTTACGCTTGACCATGGTCTAGTTCAGATGAAACTCCGCGACTATCAGATTGAGATGGTCAACGCAGTGATCGAGAATCGACGCGTCATCATGAAAGCCTCCAGGCAGTCGGGTAAAACAGAATGCGTCGCGGCCATCATGCTCTGGATGGTTTTGTTCAATCAGCACTATTCCATCGCTATTCTAGCGAACAAAGCAGCTCAGGCTCGAGAAATTCTGTCGCGGGTTCAGCTCGCATATGAACATGTTCCGATGTTTCTTCAGCAAGGTGTATCTGAATGGAACAAAGGTTCTATAGAACTCGAAAACGGATCTTCGATCATCATCGGCGCGACGTCATCGAGCGCCATTCGTGGACGCACGATCAACTTCCTGTATATGGACGAATTTGCTCACGTTCAGAGCGGAATTCAGGAAGAATTCTTCACGTCCGTCTATCCGGTAATTTCATCCGGTAAAGATTCGAAGCTCGTCATCACCTCGACACCGAAAGGTATGGAGATGTTCTGGAAAATTTGGAACGAAGCAGAGAAGGGTCGTAACGATTATATTCGTGTAGATGTGCCTTGGTGGAGAGTTCCCGGTCGTGATGAGAAATGGAAAGAAGAGACAATTCGGAATACATCCGAAATGCAATTTGCGCAAGAGCACGAGTGTGTCGCGGGTGATACGATGGTTACTGTTAGACTTGATAACGGGGAGATCCTAAATATTAGCATTCAAGAATTATACGAAAGAATGAGATATGACTCGTGATAATCAAGATGATGTGTATGTAGTCTATATGCTCACTACTGATACCGATTCTAAGATGTATATCGGATCTACAACCCAAAGAAAATTTGGTTATCGAATGGGTCAGCATCGTAGAGGAAGATTTTCAGATAATTCATTCGAATCTAAAATTATATTTGAATGCGATTCTTACGAACAATGTTTAGATATGGAAGAAGCTCTTATTGCGTATTATGATACTTACCGCAACGGATTGAATAGAACTGTGAATGGTCGAGGAAATCACAACGCCCCAAACTTTACAACGAAAGGCTATAAATTTCCTGAAGAAGTCAAAAAAAGAATCAGCGAAACTTCGAAGAAAAGAATTCCTAGAGTTGGTTGGAAACATACCGAAGAAATAAAAAAACACTGGTCGAACATTCGCTGTGGCGAAAAACACTCGGTTCTATCCGAAAGCCAAGCTCGAGAAATCATAGAATTATATCTCTCCAAACCAGAATTAGATGGCGTTGGTAAAGGGCATCCGAAAGGATATGGTAGAGTCTCCACATACGAATCAGTATTCAGCAAAACATATGTCGAAAAATTTCAAGTGCCTAAGCATGTTATCTCCAGATTGATTCGTAAAAAAAGTTGGAGTAATCTCTGGAAAGAATATTCCTAATGGAAATACTCACCCCTACTGGCTTCCAAAAATTTCATGGTGTAAAGAAGTCTATAGTAAACGAGATTCTAGAATTAGAATTTTACGATGGCAAGATTCTGAAATGTACACCAAATCATCTCATTTATCAAGATGGGAGTTTTGTGGAAGCTAAAGACATTACTTTCGTAAAATCTAAAAGAACGTTATCTGGTAGTTTCGATGTCTATGATCCAATAGAAGTCGAAAATGGGCATCAATATTACTCTAATGAAATAGTTTCACATAATTGTTCGTTCCTGGGAAGCTCGGACACACTCATTTCCGGTAAAAAGCTCTCGACACTATTCTTTGAAACTGCTCTATTCGAAGACAGCAATCTCAAGATCTACAAAAATCCGATTCCGGACCATACTTACGTATGCACGGTAGACTCATCTCGAGGATCCGGAAACGACTATCATGCGTTCATTGTGTTCGATGTAACTCAATATCCGTATGAGATTGTCGCGACGTTCAGAAACAATGAGATGTCGCACCTAGTCTATCCACAATATATCTACGAAGTTGCCAAACAATTCAACGAAGCGTTCTTGCTCATAGAGACAAATGACATCGGTCAAGTCATCGCGGATATTATGTTCGATGAGTTCGAATACGAGAACATGTTCATGAGTCAGACTAAAGGTAGAGGTGGCCAACAAATCGGGGCGAGTTATGGATCAGTTCATGGGCCAATCTATGGAGTTCGCACGACGACTCCTGTGAAACGTATCGGCTGCGTAAACCTGAAATCTTTAGTAGAAAACGATAAGCTCGTGATCAACGATGAAAAATTCCTTTGGGAACTTCAACGATTTGTTCAGAAGAGGAAGTCTTTCGAGGCTGAAGAAGGCGCGACTGACGATCTAGTCATGTGTGGCGTATTGTTTGCATGGCTTGTCCATCAGGAGTATTTCAAAGATATCGTCAACAACGACATTCGTCAAGTCCTAAAAGCAGACAACGAAAAGTTCATTTTCGATTCTCTGACACCATTCGGATTCGTATTTGACGCTGCGGAAGAAATGGAACGGGAACTCAAATACCAACCTGAAACGACTACCGTCTGGAATCCTTGGAGTTAATTCTAAATAGATATGATCGATTCGAGGAAATAAATGGCATTCAATAACACTGCTCCGCTATCCTACGCTCAGGGCGAGGTCGTAAAATATATCGATGCTCAGCGCGGATTATCTGAAGAAGTTGGCGGCCCAAAGGTCACTATCGTCGGACTATTAAATCCCAACAGCAACGATATCTTCGATATTTCTCGAACAACAAATACGACGGCGACTGCTCGAATTGCAGCAAATACAACTTCTCAGCAATTGTTCGCTGCGAATACTGCACGTAAAGGTATGGTTATCATCAACGAGGATTCTTCAGCTCGCTGTCTAATTCGATACGGTTCGGCTGCGAACGATTCAAACTATACATATCGTCTAGAAGCTGGATATACTTTCGAAATGGGTCAACCTATTTGGCAGGGCAACGTTCATGTCATCACGACCTCTTCGACAGCCAACGTTCAAGGGACGGATCTTCGATAAATGCCGTTAATTCCGCCTCCAGCATCAGCGATTACATTTGAAAACAAGACGCTCACTGGTAACACAGCTATTGCTGATGCGTTCTTTCTTTCTGGCGACGTAAGTCCGTCTCAGATTACATCTAACCAAAACAATTACAATCCTGCCAGTCTCGCGTCTGCATCTATCTTGAGACTTTCTTCAGATGCTTCTAGAGATATTACCGGATTGTCTAGTGGAACGGATGGCCGCCAAATCACGTTGATCAACATCGGATCATTCAACATTGTTCTGAAACATGAATCAGGATCATCTACTGCGGCGAACAGGTTCTCGTTTGTGGATTCTGTCGATAGAACTTTGGCGCCTGGCCTAGCTCTCACGATCAGATACGATTCAAACACTTCTCGATGGGCCGCATTTGTTCCAATTGCCAAAGCTAATGGAACCATTGTAAAGACCGGAACGGACGATGAAAGATTCGCGACGATCAAAGCTCTTACTGATGCGTTCGTAGAAGTTTCGGTTGCAGACACTGCGAACATCGTTCTGGATTTTGCGAACGGATACAATTTCACGGTCACGCTCGGCGGAAATAGAATGTTGGGGAACCCAACAAATGTTCGAGCTGGTCAACCTGGGGGAAGAATCCGCGTCGTTCAAGATGGCGGCGGCAACCGAACTCTGACGTTCGATACGAATTGGAAACGAGAAGGTGGAGCTCCATCACTCACGACTACTGGCGGAGCTCAGGATTTCATTCGATACGACGTCGTCAATTCCACTTTCATCGAATACAAACTCTCTAAAAATCCGAGCTCGTAATGTTTGGTAGGAGTATGATGTTTGATGAGGGTAGACAAAGTGCTACGTTTGTCAATGCAATAAGCACTGCTGGAGGAGGTCTATCCAACATTGCAAAACCTGTCGGTATTGTGGCAGGAGACCTAGTGCTTTTGACTGCGACTAATGCTCTCAGTTCTATGGATAATGCTCCAAATACTCATGGTGTCGGAGCTTGGACTGTGCTTGTATCGTATGATTGGGCGAACAGCTATGGTTATACGACTAAGGTCTGGTCTAAAATCATGACAGCCAGCGATATTTCAAACAATTGGGGTAAAGGCGGTAATACTGTTACGGACTTTTTAGTCATCGCGTATTCTAATGTGACTTCTGTAGCACTAAAAACTTCCAACAATAATAAACTTACAGCTGCCAACACTCTAAATTTGGGATCATTTTCCGTAAATTCTAATTCTCGCGGAGTGGTTACTATTGTTTCAGACAGAGATCCTTCGCAAGTAGTAGTGCAACCAAATACATTTGTTACTAGAATTAGTAATGGAACATTGATAACTTTCTGGTCGACATACATCGCCGACAAATTGACTGGTTATTCTGGTGAAAATATATCTTGGGCAAATACATTAGGAACAAATGGTTATGACGAAGCTGGCGTTGTTTTAGAGTTGATAGGATCTTAATATGCGGTATATTCTAAACGGTCAAGAAATTCCATTTGGCCCATTTCAAATTAATGGTGTGTCATATCCTGCAAACGTTCTTGTTCTCTGGACTGATGAAGAACTAGATCAGATTGGTCTAGAAAGAGTTCCCGATCCGGAACCAGAACCAATGTCTTTGAGTCAGTTGAAGACTCAGAAAATAGATCAAATTCGTGAGATTCGTCAGTTTCACGAATTGAAAGGTATCACAGTCGGTGGAGCTCCTATTCGAACTGATGATAAGTCTCAGTCTAAACTCACTGGTGCTGTAACCTATCTGACGCTCGCGCCGTCCGTCGAAACGATCAACTGGGAAGCGATTCCTGGTGTATTCGTCGCACTTACCAGAGAGCAAATCATGGGAACAGGTCTTGCCGTCGGCGCGCACATTCAGGCGTGCTTCGATAGATCTAAAGAATTGACTATATCCATCAACGCTGCACCGACTATCCAAGATGTGAATGCGATCGACATCACGAGCGGCTGGCCTTCTGGAACTTAGTGGAACCCCATTTTATCCTAAATATCTTTGAATATAATAAGAATTAGAAAGGCGGATCGCCAAAATGGTCTCAATGGTTTCTCCCGGCATTAACATTAGCGAACGAGATGCTACCACAGTCGTAGCTGCCGTCTCGACGACTCGCGCTGGAATGGCTGGCGTTTTCAAGTGGGGTCCTGTTGATCAGCGCGTCACAGTTTCAAATCAGGCCGAGCTTGTTCAGAATTTCGGTAAGCCGACTGATTTCAATCCAGAAACGTTTTTCACTGGCGCCAATTTCCTAGATTACGGCAACTCACTCGACGTAGTTCGTGTAATCGAAACAGGCAACGCCAACACGTCTCTCAACTCCGCGTCTGCGTATTCTAATACTGGTTCAGTTAGCGCTGCTCCGGTAGTTCGGAATTCTGTAGATTTCGCGAATACGACTCTAGATGCCAACGTCGTTTACGTCGCAAAGTATCCTGGTGTTCTTGGAAACTCACTCAAGATTTCTATCTGCGATTCGGCTAACCAATATTCTAATGCGATTTCGGCGAACGATGCTGGTGTAACTGCTTCTTCGCTGACGTTTACGCCTGGTTCAAACTCTGCAGCTTTCTTGGTTCAAGCAAACACTACTGTTGCGAACGCAGTTGCCAATACGTTCCTTGCGCGTCTTACTGTTGGCGATTATATCGAGGCTGGTAACAGTTCCATCGGTAAACAGAAAATGAAAGTCACTGCGATTTCGGTAGCCACTACTACTGGATCTAACGCTGCTGCAACCATCTCATTCAGCCAGCCATATTCGCTTGTTACTGCATACGCTTCCAACACGGTAGTTCGTTCTTGGGAATACGCTGATTTCATCGACCGTGCGCCGACGACTTCACAGTTCCTTCGTGATCGTTCACTATCTGCTATCGACGAACTTCACGCAGTAGTTGTTGACGAGGACGGACTATTCACTGGGTTCCCAGGAACGCTTCTAGAAGTATGGCCTGCTCTGTCTCGCGCGACTGATGCGACTGGTGAGAATCAGCAAAGCAATTACTACAAAACAGTCATCAATAACCAGTCCGATTATATTTGGGTTGGAGCTGATCGTACTGGAGCAATTTCCAATACCGCTGTGAACGTAATCACTTCTACTGCGACCGCGCCTTATACTGCATCGCTCGGTAACGGTGCCGATGGAGCTACTGAGAGTACGATTCCTCTTGGCAAACTTGCTCTCGGATATGATATGTTCAAGAATGCTGATGATGTCGATATTTCGATTATTCTGCAAGGTAAGGCTCGTGGATCGTCTGCCGACTCTTCTACGACTATCTCTTCTGGAGCGGTAAACTACTCGACTCTTGCAAACTACATCGCATCGAATATCTGCGAAGTTCGTAAAGATTGTATCCTTGTTGTGTCGCCGTCGTTCGCTGATGCTGTAAATGCTTCGGATAAGACCGCCGCGATCACTCAGTACTACACTAATATCAATTATGCCTCGTCTTATTGGTTTGGTGATTCTGGATACAAATATCAGTACGACAAATATAACGACAAGTACCGTTGGGTTCCGCTTAATGGTGATATCGCTGGAACAATGGTTAGAACCGATTTCGATAGAGATCCTTGGTATTCGCCAGCTGGAACTCAGCGCGGTCGGATCAAGAATGTGATCAAACTCGGCTTCGATCCTAATCAGGCAGAACGTGATACCCTCTATAAAGCTGGAATCAACCCAGTGATCATCAAGAAGGGTCAAGGAGCTCTGCTGTACGGAGATAAGACTGGTATTGGTCGAGCTTCAGCTTTCGATAGAATCAACGTTCGTAGGCTCTTCATTGTTCTGGAGAAGGCGATTTCAAATGCTGCTGAGTTTGCTCTATTCGAGTTCAACGATCTGTTCACGCGAAATAGATTCATCAGTATTGTCGAACCGTTCCTGCGCGATGTTCAAGGTCGTAGAGGAATTACCGATTTCCGCGTAGTTTGCGATGAAACGAATAACACAGCTCAAGTAATTCAGACGAATCAATTCGTTGGTGATATTTTCATAAAACCCAACTATTCGATTAATTATATTCGCCTTTCTTTTGTCGCTGTCGGTTCCTCGGTAGAATTCAACGAAATCGTCGGTCAAATTTAAGAAGAACGGTAGGTAAAACGAAATGTCATTCAACGTCAACGAT